GGCTGGCAGTCTTACGCTACTGACATCGACCCGTGATGACCACTGCCATCGCCGGGGCAAAGCGGCGCACCGACACGCAGCCACTTTGCAGTGAGCCGCACCGTGTAGCCACAGTCTTTGCATCGGCACAACAGCATCCGAGTAGACTGCGTGTCCTTCTTCGCCGTATTCAACTCGGCGTGGGGATACTCTCCCAGCCGCTCCAGAGGGGCTACCATCTGCGTCCTGAACGCATCCCCTACCGTAGTCGCGGGAAGCGGTCCTTCGAGGTGCAAGCCACGGGCGAGGGTCTCAAAGTCCCCCGAATGCCCTGCTGCCAGCCCTGCCGCTGCGTGGGCAAGCTCATGCACAAGGATGCCAAGTACACGCACCGGATCAGCCTCGGTGGGCGAGACCATGATTTCAAACGACTTATCGCCGGACCTGCTGCTGTCCCAGCACTCGCCGATCAAGACCTTGCCACCGGGACGCTTGCGAGTACCACCGGATGTAAATCCGCAGGTAACCCGGATGCGTTTCGGCAGGGGAAAGCCCAGCCGTTTAAACTGCACTGATACCTCGGACATGGCCTCTTCAAGCCATGCTTCGCGGGTAGGATGAATCTGTTTCATGTCGATCCCCTTTATTTGACTGTCAGAACCGCTTTGATCCAACGTTTGGAGTTGATGTTGTATAGCCACCATCCATCCGGGCCATGCCATGACTCCAATCGGCCCTCGATTTTCTGTAAGACACGTCCCTTGCTTGTCGCATAAGCGAGATGATTCATAGCGTTACCTCTTTCTGTTTGACTACGATTGAATAACCCAATGCCTTGATCAGGCTGATGCTTTCCGGCGTCAACGTCCTATGCCCCGCCAGCGCAGCCAGTCGATTACTGGTAGTGCATAGCGGGTAGATCGTCCTGTTGCCGTACACGTTGCGTACCTCTACGAATATCTCCGAAACCATGTCACCTCCCAGTGATTGCCAGAGCCGCTCTGGCTGCGTATTCCAAAGCTCCCGCAGAGCAGGAGCAGTGGAATCAGATGTTTCAACCCCGTACCTTCCTCCGGTACAGTTCGCTGCAAGCATCATTCACCTGATCAAGGTACTTGCTCTCAGCTTTCTCGCTCACGCCCCTCATTGCTATAGCAGCTTCCCCAGCATCCTTGATGATGTAGCGCAGTTCAGCAATGGTCTTAGCTCTGTATGCGTTCATATAACCTCCTGAAATCAAGCGTTTACGGTAGCCTGTGTCACCGTCTAAAACTACTCAAGCGGGAGCAGCCTTAGATGAGCAGTGGTCCCGTCTTACATATAGCGGGGCTGACTCATTCAAGCATTAGAGAGCAATGGTCCCGGCTTACATGCGGGACTGACTCAGCCGGGGGATTAAGAGCCAAGCTCTACCCGGCAAAACATTATGCGTAGCCTCTCTCACAGTGTCAGCGCCCTTGCAATACGGGGCGGGAATCTATCGTAGTCACCTAGTCACCTACTCTTCACCATCCGCGCTTCGACTGCCGGGGCTTATATGCCAAGCAAAGTCTTGTCGCCGCTTGTGAAGAGACATCCAGTTTGGGCTGACTCCGTAGCACTGTGAGTGCTATCGCTGGCTCTCCGATCATTTTAGAGAGCATCGGGGGGCGAATTGCTTGCCGTCCTGCTCTTACTGCCACGCTGCTGGGGTCACTGCAAGCCCGCACTCGCTTCCAACGAAACGAACCATAGCACCTGACTATTTAACCTGTCAATAGCGTTTACACAAATAAAGTGTAAGAAATTGTAACAAGATGACATGGTATTGATTCTAAACAAGTTTAAACTTGAAACTAATTTAAACAATCGCTATCATTCGCTGATGGACACAGAAAATCAGGCAAGAAACCGCGCACCGAAATTGACTCCGGTGAGTAAAGGAACATTGCGCGGAGCAGCACGAACACGCATCAACGGACGCATCACCAATCAAGAGGCCACCTCTGTGCAAGATGCCCTGCACAGGGTGCAAGACAAGCATCGCGACTATGTCCTACAAAGGGCCGCAGGATCATCACCAGCAGAGGCGTGGAGACAGCCAATGCACAAGACCAAGGACGCATCAAACAGCGCCTACAAGCTTGAATCATCCCCGCCGATTCGCACTGCTATTGAGGCCGCCAGCGCCGTCATGCTGCGAGGGTCTCTCATGTCAGCGGCGCAGCGCAGGGATCATGTGCTGGATCGGCTTATCGTGGAATCGGAGAAAGGCGGCGACTCGGCACGTGTTCGCTCGCTCGAACTCCTCGGCAAAACGGCTGGCCTATTCCAAGACAAGGCCGAGCATGTCACGACTACAGGTCAAGGCGTCAGGCAGCGGATCGATACCCTACTCAAGTCGATCATGATGCGTGATGTCATCGACCCCGGCGTGGCGTCGATCACTGCTGACTCATTCCTTGAGCCAGAACGTGTAAACGATGCCATAGACGATGACTCGCATCCCCTTGATTCTCCTAGGCATTCCAACCCCAAGCCGTGACCCTACCCCTACCCCACCCCCCGCTGTAGGCTTGGGCGTAGCGTGCTTGCATTGACAGTGTCTTCCGCACATTTTATAACTTCCCCCAAAGGCATAACATTTACACCTTGAGATTTCGCACCCCCACCCCCCGTGTAGATACTAAATGGGGTGGAAGATTGATAACAAAAGGGTTACCTGTACCTATGACTCCAAGACAAAGGGATGTGTATTTATATATCAGACTATTTTGGGAGAGGTATGGGTATGGTCCTAGCTTCCAAGATATTACCTATGGGTTGAATCTCAAGTCTGATAGGAACATTGGAAGAATTGTAGAGAGACTGACATCTTTAAAGGTATTGGAGAGGAAGAAGTGGTCTAAGAGGACTACAAAACCATATGGAGTAAGTTTGCTTAGGTTGATACAGAAATGATGGAGGAGATACCTAAGCTGTTGGACAAGATGACGTTGAATGAGCAGCAGGAGTTGTATGAGTTATTGGAGTTGTATAAAAAGGAGGATAAGGAGGGTAGGGCGGTATTAAATTTTATGGATTTTGTAGAGGTAATTTGGCCTCATTTTGTAAGTGATACTTTTGTAGTGGGTAGGCACCATAGGATTATTGCTGAGAAGTTTGAGGATTTGGCAAGTGGGAAGATCAAGAGATTGATTATTAATATGCCACCCCGCCATACAAAGAGTGAGTTTGGAAGTTATTTGTTGCCAGCATGGTTTATGGGTAAGTACCCACATAAGAAGATTATTCAGTCGAGTCATACGGCGGACAAGGCTTTAGAGTTTGGACGGAAGGTAAGAAACTTGGTAGCAGCGCCACAGTTTCAGTCTGTATTTAAGGATGTGTATTTGCAGGCTGACTCTAAGGCGGCAGGCAAGTGGAGTACGAACAAGGGGGGTAGTTATTTTGCTGTGGGTGTTGGAGGGGCTGTAGCAGGGTATGGTGCGGATCTAATGATTATTGATGATCCACATAGTGAGCAGGATGGTAAGAGTTTAAATACTGATGCCTTCGACGGTACTTATGATTGGTACATGACAGGTCCGAGACAGAGGTTGCAGCCGGGTGGGGCTATATTATTGATTATGACTCGTTGGTCTAAGAGAGACTTGACGGGGAGATTATTAGACTATGCCGCGAAAAACCCTGATGCGGATCAGTGGGAGGTCGTTGAGTTCCCGGCAATCATGCCTTCTGGTAAGCCGGTATGGCCTGAGTTCTGGAGTCTTGAAGAGTTAGAAGCTACCAAGGCAACGATTCATCCACGATTCTGGGCGGCACAATATCAACAGGAACCCACATCTTCTGAGTCAGCCATTATTAAACAGGATTGGTGGCGGATCTGGGAGGAAGAGTTACCACCATTTTGTGAATACATCATTCAATCTTGGGATACGGCATTTAGCAAGACTGAAAGGTCTGACTATTCAGCATGTACAACATGGGGTGTATTTAATATAGAAGATGATGCAAAGACGGGAAAGTTGATACCAAACATTATTCTTTTAGATAGTTTTAAAGGGAAAATGGAGTTTCCAGAACTAAAAGAGGTTGCATTTAAACACTACAAAGAGTTTAATCCTGACACTTTGATAGTAGAAGCTAAAGCATCAGGGCAACCATTGATAGCGGAATTGCGACATATGGGGATACCTGTACAAGAATTTGTGCCATCTAGAGGCAACGATAAGATATCGCGTGTAAATGCTGTGGCGGATTTGTTTTCATCTGGAGTCATTTGGTGTCCAGATACACGTTGGGCGTATGAGTTGGTAGAAGAGGTGGGAGATTTCCCAAATGGTGAGCATGATGACTTGGTTGATTCTATGACACAAGCATTGCTTCGTTACCGTCAGGGTGGGTTTGTGCGACTACCAAGTGACTTGTATGAAGAACCCAAGCCTCGGCGTGTCAAACACTACTATTAGGGATAAAAAATGGAACGATATGTACCGCCGATAAGTTTGGAAGATATCAATAAATCAGAACCAATAGAGATTGAAATTGACGGTCCTACCGTTGTCGTAGAAATTGAGATTGGTGACCCCAACGAAGAGTTTAAACAAAACTTGGCTGAATCTATATCTGAGGGCGACTTACAATCTTTGGCAAGTGATTTGCTCTCAGATATTCGTACCGATAAGAATTCTCGGCGGGATTGGGAAAAGACCGTTAGTGAGGGTCTTGAGTTGTTGGGAATGAAGATGGACGAAAGGACTGAGCCTTGGCCCGGTGCTTCTGGTGTTTATCATAGTTTGCTGTCTGAGGCGGTAATTAAGTTTCAGTCTGAGATGATCATGGAGACTTTTCCTGCGAGTGGTCCTGTCTTTACTAAGGTAATCGGCAAGAAGAGTAAGGA